TCCTCATAGGTTATCCATTTACCTTGTTTAGAAGTAAATCCATCTTTTTCGAACTTTACCTCATTTTTTCCCAGCTTGTCAAGGATAGAATTTTCTATATCTATAGCTGTATCCTTACACGTTACATTAAAGTCAGCATAATAGCCGTGATATCGAATTTGTACTCGGAAGTTTTTCATAGGTAATTTCTATCTTTATAGTCAAAATGAGGCGGTTTTGAGGCCGCCTCATTTTTTTATTTATTATGCTCCTGGTGTTCCGAAAATACCACGCCAGTCAGATACGCCAAAAACGTATCTTTCCCTAGCTTTGTATCTTACGTTACCAGTATCGAAGTCACCTTCCATGGATGTTTTAAGAGGTGCTCTATCGAAGTGTTTAAGTCCGTTAGGCACATCTGTAGTAACAAACCATGCATCTGTATCACTTAAATAGTGATTAACGACATAGCCTTCAGGAATCATATTCATATTCTTGAGTGCGTTAATGTCATTATCTGCAGTACCTACTCTACCTTGAGATTTTAACAATCTTTCAGCAGTAAATTGAAGCGCAGAAGGAATTATTAATTTCCTTGCTTTTGCTGCAACTTTTAAACCTCTTTCGTCTTTGAACGCTGCAATGTCAATCATTGCTTGTTCTAAAGAAGTTTCATTTAGGTCCGCGGCAGTAGACAAGATGTTAGTTTGATTACCAGATAACGTTGGGTGAGCTCCTATCAATAATACTTGACCATCACCATAAGTCGGATTACCCGACCCAGTGAAGCCTGTATTTAAAATAGCAGCACCTTTAGTATTCTTGGTACTCGCCATAGATCTTGCCAAAGCTTTTGTATAACGAGAAGCGAGTCTATCGTAGAGATTATCTTCGATAGCTTCTTCTGTAATCGCAAAAGCTAATGCGATGGTTTCCATAGTGTAACGAGCAGTGTAAGTTTCCTGAGCTGTGTCAAAAGCTACCCCTTGACCTTCAGGTTTTACAGATGCGTCGCCAAAGCCAGATAACATAACTTCTTCTTCAAAAGCTCTGTCAGATGACTCTGTTACGAAGATTTGCTTCGTTTCGTCTGCGTATTGCTTGTATTCCAACCCGAACAAGGCGTTTAAACCGGGCTCAAGCTCTTTAACAAGCTGTTGTCGTGATATTGCCATAATTTAACTCCTAGGTATTCGTATAGTTGTAATAAACATGCTCATTGAATTTTACAATCCAATTAGAGTTAGCAGTGGATAAATCTGTATTAGATGGATCTTCACTTTTTCTAATCATAGTGAATTGTCCACCTGCTACAGCAGCTCCAGTGATTTCCTCTTTAGATCTCCCATTGACTGTTGAACCCGCTGTGTAAGCCATGTCGTTTCCACGACTAGCTACAGTTTGAGCCAACGTGCCTGAAGTTTGCACTTCAAACAGGTCATCAGGATTATCATACACAAACGCTGTTGCTTCGGCCGCGACATCGCCGGGCCAATAGTTTTTAAACGTTGGTTTAGAAGTTGTTGGATCAGTGTAAAAACAACCATTAAAGATACCCACATTTCTAACAGCATCAGTTTCAGATGAGCCAACATAGCCATAAGCTAGCGTGCCTCCACCTTCACTGATAACTACGCCGTTACCTGCGGACATTACATCACCCGCGAAAACAGCACCTGTGGTGCCACTTTGGATGAGGTATTTTGATGTACCTTCAGAAGTTGGTCTACTACCGAGTCCACCGACTTGTCTAAAACCGAACGGTGCGTCTTGGTTTGCCATATTATTACTCCTTGTAAATAACTTGCGTTATTTACGGTTAATTAAATTCAGTGATAAAGAAAAATTACTCTTTCTTTGTACCACCGAAGGTTACGCGAGATTGCCGCTCCTGTTGGATCGGCATACTCTTATGTTGTTCCTTATCAAGATCGTGTTGTAATGCTTCGTTAGCTTCACGTGTCATACTTTGATAATATTCATCACGTAGCTTAGCGATCTCTTCTGGTATCCTTGCCAACACAAGGCCACCAACTCCGATCATTCCCTTATACTTACCTTCATTGATTACAGGATATTCGGATCCAGGGTATTCATCTGCTCGGACTAATTCCCAGCCGGATCTGAGTTTACCTTGTAAATTTTTGGTATCATCAAATCCCATTGTTTCTACTCTGATCCATCTATGCCTGAAACCCGTTGGGGCTTTGGGTGCATCTAAAGATGATGGTGGAGTCCAAACTGTTTTTCGAGAAGTGTTTTCTCTTGTTTGACTCGCACGGGAAGTTTTTATTTTATCTGTACTCATATGCTTTACGCCTCCTTCGTGAATTGTTTTTGTTTCGCATATTCTTCAAGTGGCACACCTAATTTTTTAGCGATTGCTACTTCTGAGGATGTGAGTCTCACTGTATTGCGACCAGGTCTTACACTTCGCGTCGCTGACGCTACTGTTTGTGTAACTTTTGTCGATTCCTTAGGTTTAGTTCTATCAAATTTATGTGGGAAGTCAATACGTATTCTTCTATCTACTTCAGTATAATATTCTTCCGAATTTGGGTCAAACCCCTCTTGCTCTGTTAGTTTTTTATGTAAATCAAAAGCAGTATATGTCATTGCTGAATCTTGTCCAAACCATGGATTTTTTTCAGCCCATGCTTCTGCTTTTGGGTCTGCTGGAGGTGTTTGTAAAGATTGATCTAAGGAAGGTGTTCCTTTTGATAGTTTCATTCTCTCTTTAGTTTCTTCAGCTTGTGCTTTTAAAGCAGTAACTCTTGTTTCTTCAACACCAATTTGAGCAATCATTTTCTGCGCGTCTACTTCCGCATTAATATCATTTGCTTCTCTTGCTGCTGCAAGTTTTGCTTTAGCTGCTTCTAATCCAGCTACAACTTTATCCTCCATTGCACTAACATAACTAGGTTCTAATTTTGTCAGTCTGTTTATCAAATGAGAAAGTTCTACTTGACCACCTCTGGCATAATCTAAAGCGGCTTCTTTTTGTCTTTCCGCTTCACGCCATTTCTTCGTTAACTTGGCAATTCTCTTTTGAACACCTTCACTGTATTGTTCTAATTCTTCTTTAGGTTTCTCTTCAGGTTTCTCTTCTGTTTTTTCTTCTGTCTTGACTTCAGGTTCCTGTTCCGTGGTTCGTGGCTCTTGGACCTTTTCTTCTGGTTCTTTTACCGGTTCTTCTACCGGTTTAAGCTCTTCTTCTTTTTCTTCTTTGATTTCGACATCCGCGCCTGGGCCGGTTGTATCGATATCAACTGTTTTTTCTTCGTCTGGCATAGTTCCTCCTATGGTTAATTATGATGAAGTACCGATTCAGGATCTTGTATGGTTCCTAAAACTTCGTCGTCATTTAATATACGAACTTCTCCACCTTCAATGGGTAGTCTTGATCCTGCGTAGCGTGCAAATATCACCCACTGTCCTTGTTTGCACCACGGTCCCGTTGGAAATTTTTCTTTATCATGATAAGCCAACGGACCCATCTTGAGCACGTAACCACAATTGGTTGCGATACGTAATTTGTCTAATGATTCTTGTGCGATTAAAATTCCACCTTTAGTTTTTTCCTTTGGGGTAAAGGGTAAAACTAAAAGTCTCCAGCCGCTAGGAGCGGGAAGCTGGGAGCTTTGTTCTTTGATATTTTCGGGATTTAATGGTTCTTTTTCTTTGTGTTGGTATTTTTCTTCTAAAGCATTTTTATGCTTTGGGACTTCCTTGTCCGATGTCGATAACGTTACCTTGTTCATCTTTTTGCTCCTTCTGTTTAAGCAGGTTAGAGATTTCCTGTAGCGTGTACTGATAAGTACGAGCTTGTCCTAACATATACTGATATTTCTCCATATTGTCAACACCTCCGCTAATCATGGTGTCACCGATTCTTTGAAGATTGTCTCGGATGATTTTTTGTAGCTTAGCAACGATAACTAAGGGATCCACTAGATCATGCCTTTATAATATTTCTCATAGGATGGATTTGATAATTTTTCTCCACCATATTCACTTCGAATGGCTCTACCTATATAGCCACCTTCATTAAGTTTTACTCTTCCACCTTTTTTATATTTCTTTTCCCAACGCTTTGCAATTTCAGGAAGATTCGCATGCATGTAACGTCTTTGTTTTTCTGACTTAAATGGCATTATATCAGATCTTTATAATATTTCTTATAACTCTTATTTGATACTTTCACACCACCCAAATCACCTTCAATATATGTTCCAATGTACTCTTCAGCTGGAGGAAGTGTGTGGTTAACTGTCTTTGTAATGTTATGAGGTCCTTTTAAAGGTACTCTTGAATTTGCGATTTCGGGTCGCCATCTAGGGTTTACCATTATTTTTTACCTCCGCCATTTTTTCTAAATATTTGTGTACCCTTTATACCAAAAATACTCGCGCACACAAGAATCCAGAGATTTGTGAACCATGTCGGCAGTGCCGAAAAATGCTCAAAGAAGCTGTTTATCTTCACCATTGCGGCCGGATCGTCTGACCAGACCCCCCAGGCCAAAATTATTATGGGGAGCGTTAAAATCGCCAAAACGATTTCGTCCTTATAATCGTTATCTCGCGATTCTAAAAGTTTGCCCTGGTAAGTTTCTTCACCCCGGGCCATCTTAACAGCGTGCATATGCTGTGCATCCGCCATGGCCATTTTTGTCTCTTGACGCTTTTTGTAAATATGAGTTCCAGCGTTAAGAGCCATCTTTGCTAATCCAAACCACATATTATGTCCAGGTTACTGGTTTTTGTGGTCGAGCAGCACGAGTTCCTGTAACAGCGTTTCTATCTTTTTTATCGCCGCTTGTTTTCACCGATTTGTTATTTCTATTTACATCCGGTGAAGGAATCGTTTTCGATTTTCCTAATGGTGCATACCCTTTTCCTGTTGTCATTATTGTCCTCCTTTTGGTTTCATTTTGGCGATTTTAATTCGATTTTCATTCGCCATTTCTTGTTTTTCAATAGAAGTGTCCGCTCTAAGTTCAGCCAGTTCTTCATTTTGATCAATCTTCGTTTCTTGAATATCTTGACTCATCATCGCCTTCATATTTTCTAAATTAAGTTTCTGTTCAGCTTCTTTTCTTTTCGCTTCATTGTCAAGAGCTCTAATATCAAGTTCTCTTGCTCTTAATTTAGCAATTGGGTCATGATCAAATTGAGAAGTGACTTTCTTCT